CAAAACCTCTAACAGACTGTATAGATGTCAACGCGTTAAGGCTCAACTGAGTCTTATTCCGCGCCTGCCACTTCGCATGCTCTAGTTCGTCTTTTAAGACATCATCTAAAGCGCTTATGGCAGTGACATCCATATCCAGACTCTTAGCAAATACTTTGAAATAGGAAAGTGTAGTTTCGACCTTTGCGGGTCCAAACCGACTTCCACTATCAACTGATCCGAAAGGACCAGTGATAGACCAAAGTAAATATTCTAACTTACTCTTAGATATCTTAACGATATCGTGACTAAGTGAAGATATTAAATCATTCACTGTGGCAAATTCTATACGACCCCCCTTCTTCATATAATCACAAAACAAGGTTGGGATATTAGCAGGAGCTTTTAAACTCAAGATAATATTCTTTGGCCCTATCGGTGATAAATCAGAAGTAGGAGTAACTAGACGTTTGGCGAATTCCATCGTACCGGACTCAGACTGAATACTTTTATCGAGGTTAATTTCAACCCCGAGGTAGTCAGTCATGAATGAATGGTAAGCATTTGCTACCATTCGGTCTGCGATAACAATATCATCTCCCAAAAGCGCATAGTCAGTAAATCAGGTCTTAAAACCCAATCTAGTAGCACATAATTGCACAACAAAGTGATGGCTTAATGCAAACACTCCTCACGAACTCAATGCACCCATTGGCTGGCCTACTGCATATGTATAAGGATTATCCTTATATCATCACTGCCGATCGACCAGAAGAGACTTTCAAGCAGATGCCACCTCCTCATTATAGAGGAAAGATAACATCTGTTGTTGGAACTCAACCGGGAAACGATCAGTAGCAGCGGACAAATCATAGGAAAAGACTGATTTATCAATCTTATCCCGTAATTTCGTCTGCAGTGCCATTAATGGGGCGTCTTGATCGAAAGTCCCATCCTGTGGTATCTTCCGTAAAATACGGAAAACATGCTCATGGATGGGAAGTAGAGAAGTTTGAGTCCAAACATCTGCGATTGCAAACACTCGAATCTTTCCAGCTGGCTCTATCTTTGTTGATAACTTTCCAAGTCTAGTAGACTTATTGGGCACTAAATCCTTTATTCTAACTATCTCATCATCCAGTAGTTCGCTAATGCGACTACCGAAATAATTTGATAAGGAAGATATGGGTTTTCGTGATCAACCTTGACGCATATGTTCATATGCATCCATGGTTGCTCCCAGGATAGAAATCTTAAAATTTGGACCGGCGGTCTTCAGGTTCAACAGGAATTGCGGCCCCTTCGGGTTTTCACCACGAAGAGGAGCAAATAACCTGTTTCAAATAAGTGACATCTCAACCCTACTTACTGTAGTGGAAACTCCAGTAAAAGGATGAGTGATAGTCTCTAATTTGAGTTGCCCTTTAAAGGACAACACCCTGTAGACAGAAAGGATAGCACTGACGACCTTAATTGTGGGCAATATGCCTTGGCGAATTTCTTCGCGAAGGCTCTTTGCCACAATCAAAGGTAATCCGTGTTGAGTTGCAACCCTTATCTCTGGCCCACTAGTAGAACGAGGATTACCCGATAAGTAATGCATAGTCAATAAATGACTATGTTTTAAATACTTAACGGTCATCTTTGTTCCACTATTCTTTCTGAGGTTAATGATTCTATTCATTAACTCCAGATATGGACCATGGAATTGGATTCTGTTTAATCAGAGTAGTACCCTAACATACCTAATAAACAAACCGTTTCCGGATTGTTTGGTAGTGATAGGACTATTTCTTGTTTTAAACATAATTATGCTGCTTTACCTGTGCTTATGGATGGTGCCCTCTTTCGAGGCACCGTCGACAAGGCTCGCTAGGTTTGCGATTTTAACAGGCAATATTTACACATGCACAGCTTTTGTGTAGAACAAGACGTTGTTCACGACATCAATTCTCAGATGCTTAGTACTCTACACTTATGACTATCTTTACCTTAAAGATTCATCATAACGCCTCACCAATCAGTCTTGCGACTAGAAGGAGATAGTGGGATCTCGTACAGAAAGGGGCAATCAAAATCATACTGGGTTAAAAGTATGAGTCGAAAGACACCCTTCTATAGGCCGTTATGG